CTGAAATTTTGTGGTAAGGACCCGAAAGGGGACGAACCGAGCCCGGCAACTCAACTGCGCAAGTCAAACCTGCCAGTTGAACGCGAAGCGAAACGTCTAACCCACGTCAGCACAGCAGGCTCAAGCCTAGACCACGTCCTAACGGACATGGTGGACGGTGCTCGTGTTCCATTCACCTCACGGTGGAAGGTTCACAAAGACCTAAAACAAATCGTCATTCTCGCTTGGAGATCAAATGAAAAGCAGAAAGTACCAGTATATCAGGCTCTTCAGGTCCATGGAAGGCCGCAATCCGACGAAGAAAGAACGTCGACGTATTACGTTCGCAATGCTTGAAACAGAGCAATCCTTGCGTCGTATTGATGATGAGCGTGACGAAGGGGCTATCTTCATGGGGTTTCGTTTGAACCCAGACACGAAGATCATAGAACGGGCACCAATATACCCATTTTTCAACCCTATCTGATCACGACGTACACATGTAAGACCAGTAACCCATGGTATGGGTTGGAGATTTGTTATGAAAATAATCATACCACATTCATATTGGGAGTCCTGTGGATTTCCTGATGCGAACGACGAATTCTTCAGGCGTTGCGCCTTTGCTGGAATCGGTCCCGCCGGTTTTTCGGCAGCAGCTAGTGGCATGTCCGCTGATCGACAGATGTTGATTGAGCTATCCGATAACCTTGGTTATTCGGACACGATAGATATCGAGATTACAGGAAAGTAATTTTATGTTTACAGCAAGCGCAAGTACAGTTAGCGTTCACAGCACCGACGACGCGGATTCATCCGTCAAAAGCCAAAACTGCACCGTTTTGCTGATCCGTGATCGGAGACCGATCGCCCGATTCAGCGTTCCAAACGATTGCGAGCCACAAGCGCATATCAAATTGTGCTTCGCTCCATTGGAATTCACTGCTTTAATGCACAAGATGGCCATCGAAGGCACCACAAACGTGGAGATGATTCATCTCGATGGTTCTAGTTACAACTACACATTCCGAGGTTAGTATGGACCTGATTAACGACATTGCTGTACGTGATCGTCAAGCTCGCGAAGAGCGGATGCAATCCTCCGAAGAGACCAGGCTCGTCGCCGCTCACAATGGCGACGTGCTGGAAATCGAGGGCTTTCAATGCGTGCGTGTTTCAACGCTTTCTGATCTGTTCCAGGTGCCGAAAAACATCATCTGTTTGATCAGCGATGACGACGCTAGTCTCGCCGAGGCTATCACCCGCGACCTAGACGTCAATGGCTGTGAATTCGCACAGCTAGTCGACATCCCAGGTCAGTCCAGTGCGTTCGAAGCTGCAAAATGGTTAGGCGCATTCAAGCAGATCAGTTTCGTAAAAATTATGGCTGACATCGCCGATCAAAGACTAATGGAGGAATCCATGTCCAAAGAAGAATTGGAGATGTCGATGGCGAAGAAGCAGCATCAACAGCGAGCTCGTAAAGACGGTGAAATTCGTCCACTTGCTGACTTCGATCGGGACGTCAAGGATGAAGATCTTGACGAGACGGTAGAAGCATGACTTACCGTCCTCTCGTCACACCAGGCGTGAAACGAGGGACCGAGTCACTGCGCGATCACCTATTTGATGGGGAGGTTAACCATCACCCAGATGATCCGGATCTGTTCGCAAAACTATACGACCCGTTGATCAAGTTTGATTATGGCAATGCTTTCTCAGTTGTTGCCGATGGTCGTGCGAACATGCACCGACAAGTTGCGGAAAAGAAAGAACGTGAGATACTAACAGGTGTCTTTAGTTTTGACGACCCGGTTCTTGAGTTGCAGAGGGCGTTCGTACGTGACGCAAACGCCGAGGCGCAACCCATGCTCAACGAGCAGGGTTTCTCGCTCAATGGACTTCACGCCACCGCTGACAGCATCAAAACTGTAAGTGGTTGTCCGCAAGTACCTGTTTCCGCGTTGCCTAAGAACAACGCTTTTGTTAGACAGGAGGATGGACTCGCAGAAAAGATGAACGCAAAGCAAGTCGCTATATCCAAAGCGGTATGGAGACTCGTTTGGTCACGATTAAAGCCAAGCGCGATCAACATTCCTCGTGACTCAGCTTCAGGAAGTCCAAGGAACGTGAATGATCACGAATATAAACTGCAATTTGCGCTAGCAGCATTCGTGCCAGACACAATGGAATCGATCTTGCGTACATTTATGTCCGGAGACGCTCACGCTTTGCAGCGTGACTTTGAAATTGCGTGCATCATGGGCACCAACGTACGTTGGCAAGTAGATCGGCCAGGAAAGAAGCGTTTCTATTGGTCTCTTGACGACGTGAGACGGGAGGAAAGTCCAAAGAAGAGAGAGATCACAACGAAAGTAGATCTTTTTGGTCGGCTGTACCCGGATTTCGCAGCGATGCGAACCCGGCTCGTAAACGCTGGGCCTTGGACTATGAATGTCCTGCTTCAAGCATATGCAACGGCGGCTATGTATTCACTATTTGAACGGTTCAAGGAAACTTGGCACCGTGACGAAGTGACGTTGGATCAGGAGATGTCGGGTTACTACACAGTGTTTTCCGATGTATCGAACTACGATCAAAGCTTCTCTGAAGAACAGATCGATCTTATCCATGAAGTCATGGGTGAGTATGTTCGGCCAGAGATTGTCCAGATGTCAAAGTCGCTATACTATAGCGCTTATTACACGAAGCCACTTGGACCTGGTGATAAACCAACGGTTTTTGGAAACCCTTGGGATTATCTAGAAAAACAGGTTATTGCTGGCAACAGATCTGGACACGCACTGACCTCACTTTTAGCCAAAGTGACGAAGGTGATCGATACGTTGTATTACTTCGATAAACTTGGACACGATGTCCTGGCGAATTTGGAGCCAATATTGCGTGGCGAGTACATCTTTGGCATGGTGAACAACGGCGACGACGAGATAGCCTGGTTCGAAACGAAACGCGACTACGATTTGTATAATGCACTCCGCGCCGACGAAAGCGCGACCGATCGCATGTTCAACGTGGTACCAGAGGAAGGCGCCGTATTCTCAGGAAAAGTGTTTCAATTGGTAGGTGATCGACAGTACAAAGCGGTTGAACGAATTACCACTCCGTTCGAACGTATCCTTTGTCCCGAAAGGGGAATAGGTGGTCACTTCCGGAAATTCTGGCCAATTGGTGTGCTCCAACGGCATAACAACCGTTTGGCTCATCCGATTCTCGACTCCTGGTGGGATGTATTTCACCACAACTGGAGGAAAATCGCTGAACCACACTACGGCTCCTTCCTCGGAATTGTTCAACGTGCGCACGCCGAGCTCCCTTTCGACGCAGCGTCATTAGCGTGGAAAGACGCGATGGTTTTGGAAGATCCAAGCAAACTGCATCACCGCTTTACTCCAGATGAGATTCGAGAAGACGTTTATGAATCGGCGTTCCGCCGGTTACAACCAGAATTCTTCTCATTCTTGTTCCAAGAGCCCTATTTCTCAGGATCACTTCTATGAGTACCTCGTACACACTCGAAAGCTTGAAGAAACTTCGCAAGCAACAGAGCGCTGCTTTCAATATCGCAACACCAGGAGAATGGTTTGATCAAGTAAGCACAGCGATCTCGTCTCTCTCCGCAGACACACCCGTTTGCACACTCGGTATCCAGAACGGTAAACACCTAGGCTTTAACGCCCAAGGTGAGGTCGTGATGACCTACAAATCCAGGACGGAAATCGACGAGGACGAGAACGAAACTACCCACCAGGTTGAAGAAGGACAGGCGAACTATCCTTGGCGTGGGTTCAACGAAGACATCGGGTCGCTTTTCGTTCCAGGCTGCGCACCGTGCATCAGTGAGGTTGAAGGCGTGCGATATGCCTCCGGCATCACCGTCGTTGCAGGTCGTGGCAATACCGGCAAAACACCATTCTGTCACGCTCTTGCAGCACACATTGCGCCAGAAGGGTACGAGGTCGTGCGTTTCGGGGAGCCTTTGTCCGGTTATCACTCGAACTTCGACGACTTTATCGCCGATCTGGGTCGAGCGCTCGTCACCAAGAAAGTTATCGTCATTGACTCGATGAAGGACATCATCGCGGCTGCGGGCGGCACCACCACTACTGGCGGTCTTTCACGTGGCGCGTTCCAGTTGATGAGCGACATCGGTATTATTTCCGCCTCTCGTGGAAACAGCGTTATCGTTTCGCTTAACCCGACGTCCGACGACGCACGTGTTATTGAATTGGTAAACGAAGCGGTTCGCTCCAACGCGACTACTCTCGCCTCGTCTAGTGACGGTGGCTCGAGTTGGGATATCATCACGCGTACAGGTGAAGGTCTCGTGCGTGTTGGTCACTCTCTCCGCGCATCCTACACGGATATGGTGATGAGTGTCACGGAACAACATGCGATGGCCAGCGGCGACAAGAAGAAAGTCTCCAGTTCCAACGTTCAAAATGAAGTATCCGAAGCGGAACTCGAATCCGCGTTGAAGCGTATTTCTCATTTTTAAGGAGCAACACCATGTCCAAATCCAAAGCCATCTTCCCCTTTCAGATCATCGACAACCCTCCTTTCATCCGGGCCAACGTGTTCTCGTTCAAAGCGAACCACGTTATTCGTGATCGTAAAGCGAACAGCTCCGTGATCGAGGAAATCTGTGGTCGTGAGACGAATCTAGATATCGTGGCTCACCACATGCGTACTGCAGGCGTCCGTGCAGGCGTTAGCGCTTTCTTCATCAATGGTTCTGTCGCCAAAGTGATCAGCGCCGCGAGTCCGATCCAGGCGTACAAAATTGGTGAAGCCGTCACTACACGCGATGAGCTGATCAAGCTCATCAATTCTTCTTGCAACATGCAAGAAGTTGCCTCGGTCGTAAGTGAATTCGTAATTCCGTTCGCTTTCAAAATCGGTTTGATCAACGAACAAACCGTAATGACCACGAACATCGTGTATCCGGCTGGTGACCCCACTATTTCCGACTTCGCGTTGGACTTGGTCGGCCAAAATGCTGTCCGTATCACCGAGACGATCAATATCTCCTTCAAGGGTGAAGGCAAGATGAGTAAAGACGCGTTCGCGCGGCTTGTGGCTGAATCACTTCAGGTGATTGGTTATGAACTGCATCGTGGCGTTAACACTCAACACTTGTTTGAGGATATCGTCAAGGCAATCCATGTCAATATGACGAGTGGTTTCGATCCAACTTATCTGGGTGCGATCGAAGACGAGTGGCTTACCCACCCTGTGGTGAAGGAACTGTCGACCAATGCGACTTTTCTTAAAGCCGCACGTGATATCGTTGTTGGCAGCAGCGTCGCTACCAAGAACGACATCCATACTCTGCTCAAGGACGCCCCTTTGGCGTTGGCTTCGCTGCTCGGTTCGCGTCGTTATCAGGTGATCTCGGCTGACGAGTATCTCAGCAGTTACGGCAAGCTGACATTGAAAGATGTCACCGGCCGTCCTCTGTACTTCGTCGGCTGGCGTGCAGCTGAAATGAAACCAGTTGCGCAGAATATCTCCGTGTTCAAGGACATTCAACTTCCGAATCTGGCGAGTAATATCGTTCCAGGCCCAGAAGGTGTGTCGTCGTTCATCGCCCAATCCTCTCCTTCTGGTGAGGCCGCAGGTGTGAATTATCACGTGGGCAAGTACTGCGAGATGCTTCAACACGTCATTGAGTCGGCTGATCCGCGCGCGTCGTATTACAACACCGATGAAGGTTCACCTTTCCAAGGCAACATTGGTGAAACTTTCGTACACGGTGACGACGGCCAGTCTTTTTCTGAGACTGTCGCTATGCTCATGGCCGATTCGATCATGTTGGTCCGGAAAGAACGTGACGTCATTGTCAAGGGCAAAACAGTGCTGGACGACAATGGTGATCCCGTTGTCGAGCTCACTGGCTACGAGTTCATGTTCTCCAAGGCCACGAAATATCGTGATTTCGTAGATCCAAGCTACCATCTCAGCCTTGACGCCGCTGGTGTGTTTTACACCACCGATGTTGGCGTGTTGCTTTTGGTATGCGATGACTTCGCTCCGAAAACCCAAATCGAACCTCGCAGCCAGCTATTGGCAGAAAAAGCGATGTACACGCGTTTGATCGGCCTCGATGTGCCATCACGCCTTGTTAAAGGCAAGAATCGCATCGCGTTCAACCTGAACCTTGGCAACATGAAGGTTTCGGGCAAACTGATGACGTCAGATGTCGGCATGCAAGAAATGCATGATGACTCCTATTTCGTCATTCCGGTGTACAACCAGCGTGTGGCTATCGTGATCAATGATATCCATGACTCCATGAACGCGTTAGTCAAACAAGTCGAGATGATGGCCACCACGCCACTGAGCGACGAGTTCGTCGGCGCGCCAGTGGTCACCGCAGGCTACACTCAGTTCCTCGGTCATGCTCGCGCTCGCGCTTTGATGGAAATGGCACGTTCGGTGTCACCTCAATACCGCAAAGCTGTAACGTCGTTGATGCGCATGCGCGCCTTGGCTTCGTCTTCGGCAAAAGAAGCACAAGCTGCTCGTGGTGCGTTGTACCAGCAGCAGTTCCTCGGTTTCGCTGATGTTATGGCCTTGGCTACCATCCTCGCGACCAATGGGCTGCCTCATCAATTCGTTCTTGATAGCTTCAGCTCCAAAAACATGTCCGAACTGATCATGCTGTACGGTTCTGATCGTGTCGAAGCTAAACGCATCTAAGGATATCCGATGACAGCGATGAAACTAGCCGTGTGGCTTGGGCTCGCGTCCGCCATCTGCGCGGTCGTAGCCGTTTCGCAAGATAAGTCGATCTAACTCGACACACAAATATACAACGTTATCATACGTTAAGTCCCCA